ATACACTACAAGAATATTATTTTAACAATGATAATTTTTATGAAAAACCTGAAGGAGTAAATCTTTCTATGGGTTGGACTTCTCCACAAATGCATAAACTTATTGGGGAAAGTTTAAAAAACGTACCAAAAGTTACAAAAAATGTACAAGTAGGAGGTTATTGGAAACTTGTAGAATCATATGACCCTGATGCGTTACAAGCTGTATTACAAGATGTGTATAATAGAGATGATGTTAAAAAAGAAATTAATTGGAGACTTGAAAAAGAAACTAAAGGAAAAGATTGGGTATCAGAAGGAATAAAAGATTTTGAAAATAAGTACATGTTGGCTCAAAATGCATTACAAATAAATCCTACTGACCAAAAAGCTTTAAATTTTATATCTTCTTATAGTCAATTAATTAATAACCCTGATTTATTAGGTAAAATGGCAAAAGATGATTATTTTGAATCTAAATATAAAAATGAAATTCAACAAAATTTAGCAGCTTATCAATACCAATCTGAAGGTAAAATGGATGCTGATGATTTTAAGTTGAAAGCTATTGACCATCAAAATAAAATGCAAGAAGATTTCTATAAACAACAAGTTGAATTGTTTGGGGCATTAAGTAAAGAAGAGCAAAATTTATTTAGACAAGGCAGGTTAAATCAAATAGATTTTAACAAAGCTTATCAAACTATGGAAAATAATAAATTGAAAAATGCTAAAGCTGCTAATCCAAATTATAAAGTAACAAGTTCGGATGCAATATTAAATTGGACAGATAAACAGTGGTCAAATTTTGTTTTTCAAAATGTTGATGGAAAACTTAAAATAGCTAATAATCCTAACTCTAAACAAAAATTACTAGAATTAATACAAGCAAATCCAGATGATTTTCCTACTATCCCTCAAGAAGTACTTAATAATTTACAAAGTTCTCATATTGAGGTTAAAGATGATGATATAGAAATTGACCCTAATCAGTATGACCCTAGAGGTGATGTATATACTATTCCATCAACTGTATTAGTAGATGTAAAAAATAAAATGATTAAAAAAAATAGTGAGGAGAGTGATAATAACCCTTCTAATTCAGTAGATAAGCCAAATAACAATACATCTGTTTCTAAAACAGATACAGTAGGTACATCTACTGCAAATTTAATGAACCAATACTTAGGAAAATAAACATGGGAGATTCAACATTTAAAGACAACATTTATGGAGATTATGTAAATAAAGGTTTTAAAGGTTCAAAGGAAGAATTTAATAACCTTTTAACAAAACCTGAATTTATAAGTTCTATACATAATGATTATACTAAATTAGGTTTTAAAGGTAATTTAACAGATTTTTCTAATTTGTTAAATAAACCTATTTTAAATAAACCTACTGAAAAAACATTTAGTGATAAACTATTTGAATCATTGCCTTTTGAATTACAAGCATTTAACCCAAATAATTTTAAAGATAATAAATCTTCTTTAGATTATGTATTTGGTAAAGATTCTAAAAATAGAAAACCAGATGATTCTTCAATTACTATATCTCCTCTTGAAGGAAATAGCTTTGAAACAAGTAAGTATAATTTAGCTTCTTTAAAAACAATAGGTAAGGTAAATCCATCTAGTGAGGATTTAGATAATCCATATATTATGGAATCTATTATGAAGAATAAAAAAGCTGTTGATAAAGAGCTATCTAATACAGTAGAAGAATTTAGAGCAACTAATAATCCTAAAATTCTTTCAGATTATATAGAAAAACAAGTAAAACCTTTATATAATTCAGAAAATATAAATCTTAAAAAAGATTTGTTAAAAAAACAAAGATATGGTAATTGGGAAGTAGGTGAAAGTGAAAACTATAATTTAGATGAATTAGCCTACAAAGCAGGGCAACTACCTCAAAGATCAGCTGAAAGTTTTGAAAATTTATCTTTTGGTAATCAAGAGTACACAGCACAAAAAAATAAAGAGTTACAAACTATAAACTCTCAATTAGCTTTAGAAGATAGGCATCCTGGAGCATACCCAAAAGAAATTGTAGAAAATCTTAAATTACAAAGAGATAGCCTTGTTAAAGATTTAACAAATAAAAATATACAAACAGAAAAAGATTTAGAAGATTTAATATCTACTGAATCTAACTTTGTTAATTTTGTTAAGGGTGTATACGAATATACAAATCCTATTGCTGAAAAAACTAGAACAACTCCTTCAGAATTAACTAAATTATCTGATGAGGATTTATTACTAGAAGCTTCAAAAATTGGCACTACTAGTAGCTCTATTCAATCTCCAGAATTACTAGATGCTAGACTATTAAAATACAACACATCTTTTGATGGTTATACATTATCAGACGTATTAAAAGGTAATACTTCTTCAACAAAAGGGTATTTTAGCGCAATTGCACAAGAAGATAGAACTTCTTTTCAAGATGAAACTTATAAAGGAATACAATCTTTAAAAGATAATGTTACTTATAACATGGAAAATTTACCAAAGGAGATAAAATCTCTAGAGGCTACATTTTCTAAAATGGATGATAATAGTAGAATTAGTATGAATAATAATTCATACACTAAAGAACAATTAGGTTCAGTAATTGCGTCAAAAAAGTCAATACTTTCTGAAAATGAAGCTTTAATGGGTAGACTTAATGGTTTACAATATTCTTATTTTACAGATTATAAAGATGTATCTGATAAAAAGAAAGCTCTTACAAAAGAGGCTCAAATGTATTTAAAGGATGATTTTAATATAAAAAACTTAAATGATGCAGGTGTAGCAGTTACAGCAAATACTTATAAATTAACAAATACATTATATAATGTAAGTGCTGGAGCAGCTTCAGCATTAACAGATTATATGGATTATGGTCTATATAAATCAGGATTTATACCAAAAGAACAATATATTCTTAATAAGTTAGGGGTCTCTGATATTAATTCTTCTGGATTTTTATATATTCCAGAACCTATTAAGAATAGAAAAGCTTTTGAAATACATAAAGGAGAAGATGGTAATTATGATTATGATATTAAATGGGATGCTGTAACTGAAGAAGGTATTAGTACATTTATTGAATCATTAGCCTTAGCTTATACAGGTCAAGGAATTGGAAGTAAACTTTTTCCTTTTCTTTCAAGGGGTTTAGCAACTGGATTAGGTGGTATTCTTACTTCTAATTTTTTAATATCTGATATAGATAGAGAAAACTTTGAATTATTTAAACAAGGTCAATTAAATATTGATGATGTTGTTAGTAAAAGTACAGCAGAAAAATCTTTAGAGGGAGGTACTGAAATGTTATGGACTCCTGAATTAAATATACTTAATCAAGAAGGAAGAGAAATAGTAAAACAATACGCTAAAAAAGTATTCTTAAAAGAAGCTTTGTCTAAATCTTTAATAAAAGAAGATTTAAAATACTTATTAACTTCATTAGTTAAAAATTTAGTACAAACGCCTGTAAATGAATCAATTGAAGAAATTTCAGGTAATTTAGGACAAGATGTTTTAATTAACCCATATTACAAAAATAAAAATGTTCAATATAATCCTGAACAACAATCTACATTATTAAATAATATTGAAACTGCTGTAATTACTTCACTTTCAATGATACCTACTTCTATATTAGGATTAAGTGGAGATTATTCTACTAGAAAATCAGCTATAGGATTAAGTAATTATGAGATTGGTAAAAATAGTAATGAGTATTTAAAATATGCTATAGAAGGTATTAATAAATTAAATAATGAGCAATTTTCTAAAATATATCCTCAATTCTCTTCAAAAGAAGAAGCTGTAAAAAATGCAACAAATTTATATAATTTACATACAAAATCATTTGAAGTTGCTTCTCCTACATTAATTAATTTACCTTTAGAAGGGCAGAAAAATGATTATTATAATACTGTATTAGAAATAAATAAACATTTATCTTCTAATATAAAAAGCCAAGAAGACTTAAATGAAATTGTACAATTACAATTAAAAAAATCTAAATATGAAGCTTTAGCTACAGAATTTAAAAATAAACCAATTAGAGAGCAATTATCTTCTGTATTAGATTCTAAAATAGAAGAACTTGATTTTGAAACTATTAATGTTCCTGATTTATCATTAGTAGCTGTACAATTAAATGATTGGAAAAATATATTTGGAAATGATACGAAATATGAAAAACAAATCAAATTACTTGATGAAAAGTTAGATTATGTAAATAAAAGAATTACAAATTTAAAACCTGTAAATCATGAACAACAAGCTATTGTTAATAATGAAAAAGGAGCTATTTCTGTACAAAGAAACACATTAGATACAGCTAATTTAAAATTTAATACCCCTTATCATTTATCCACAATTGAAGATGTTTCGGTTGAAGGTGCTATAATTAAAAAAAGACCTCTAATAACTATATTACAAGATAATGGGGATGGTACAATTAAAATATCATCTGAAGGTGAGTTAATAGATATACCTATAGAGGAATTAAGTAAATATAAATTTACTGAAAAAGCAACAGTAGATAATTGGAGAAAAAATAAATCACCTGAAGCTTTTGTTTTTGACCATGAAAATGATGTATTTTCTTATGAGTTTGGAAAACCTACAGATAATAGAGATAAAATTGTAAAAGGTAGAATACAATATAATTCTTTAGATAAAACAATAGAATTTGTTTATAAAGATAAAAAAGGTAATGTTCAAAAACATACACTTTCTAAATCCGATTTAAAAAATATTACAAAAGGAAAATTAAAATATGTAAAAACTTTAGAAACAGAATCAGAATTTGCTGAAAAGCAATCTAAAATGCAAGAATCTGCTTCTAAAACTGATTTTGAACAATTACAATCTTTAAGAAGATGGGAGTTTATTAAAAGTTTTGTAGAAAAAAAGCAAGAAGAATTAAAAAACACAAAAATTCTTATCTCTAAAGTAGAAGACCAACTTCTTGATACTGAAATTGAAATGGAAAAGTTGCAAAAACAACTTAACCAAAAAGAATCCACTACTACAAAAAAAGGAACTAAGAGAGTAGATGTTCAAAAATTATTTAATAAGTTAAATACATTACAAAATCAACACAAACAACTATCTAATTTAATAGACGAATACAATAAACAAAAAGAAGATTTAGAAAATCAAATTGAATATACTAAACAATATGAAGGTGTAGATTTTGATTCTCAAAAATCATTAGTAGACCAATTAGTAGAAGACCAATTTAATCTAGAGTTACAACTAGAACAAGTAGATAATGTTATTGATAAACTGAAAAGTTTAGTAAAAGGTATTGAATCTACTATAAAAGATATAGCTAAAACTATTACAAATCTTGTAAAAGGTTTTGAAAGTAAATATGGAGTTGATAAAACTACCAGTTATGACCCTACATTAATTTCAGATTTAGTAGAAATAGAAAAACTATTATCTAAAGAATATCCTGATTATACATCTTTCTTAGAAAAGAATCCAGAGTATCTTAAAAATCTAAATAAGTTTAACGAGTTAATAAATGATAATATTGACAAAGTCGAATTATTAGAAAGAGATATGTCTAATTTAAAATCTTCAATTAAAGCTAATATTGATATAGCTAAGAAAATACAAGATAAAATAAGATACCAAGAAGAATTAATATCAAATGCTCAAGAATCCCAAAAGCAATTTGATGAAAATAAAAATATAGCTAAAATACAATCTATAGCTGAACAAATTTTTCAATCTCAAGATAAAACTCAAACCAATAATCAAGTATTAGAAACTGAAGAAGATGAAAAATTAATTAATGAAGAATCTGATAAAATAGATATTTCTGATTTCTTTTCTACAACTACATCAGGAGTTACAAGAGAAAAAGGTTTAAATCTTAATAGTCCTCAAGTTTTAAGATTGCAGAAATTTTTAAATTCTGTAGAAAATATATTTAATTATTCATTGTTGGCAATTACAAAAGATAATGCTAAAAATTATGGATTAGAAGATATATTATATACAGATGAAAAAACTACTAATACTACAGATAATGAAAATGATAATGACATTGTTTTAGTAATAGTTTTAAAAGATAACCTTGGAAAAATTTCATTTGTAGATGAAAATGGTAATATTTTAAAAACACCTACTAAAGATACAATTGTACAAACATCTTTAAGGAAAGCATCTTTAAAATGGTCTGATGGAGAAAAAGCCTACAGTAATAAATTAAATCAATCTGAAGAAGATGAAAATAAACTTGTTAATGAATTAGAAGAAACTCATAAAAAATTAAGACAAGATATTGTAAATGCTATAAAAGCAGGAAGTACTGCTTTATTTGGAATTAAATATGTATCAAGAGGAAGAAATACACAAAAAGGACAGAATAACCCTATTTCAGTTTTAGTACCTGGTGTAAATTTAGCTAATCAGCAAATTATTCAAATCCCTCAAGCAAAAGAAGGTAAATCTGCCCCTGTAACTTATATGGGTAATAAAGCTATACCTATGCCTATAGGTAGACCTATATTATCTCATAATCAGTTTTTTGAATTTCTTAATAATAGAAAGTTTTCTCAACAAGATATAAATAAATTTGTTAAGGTTTTTAAAGCTTTATATGATGCACATAAAGAAGGTAACAAAGAAAATATTTCTATTTTATCTAGATATTTACAAAAAACTTTATATTTTCGTGAACCTAGTAAAGTTTCAAAAACAACAAATACAGCACAAGATACTCCAATAGGTAGAAGTCAAATATGGTTTAGTTATGATAATAATACTCTTTTTATTAATTTTTCTGAAAATTATAGAATTCCTTTCAACCTTGAACAGGGAAATATAAATGCGTTCAATACAATTGAAGCATTTTTTCAAGGTAAAGAAAATAAAGGTATTTATCATAATGTAGACGATAAAGGTTTAATTGGAGAAGTATTCATAGAAGTTGTAAATGTTTCAAAAGAAGGTAAGTTAGAAACAAGAGAATGGAAATCATATCAAGAGTATTTATTATCTGATAAATATCCAAATGGTACTAATAGACCTATTGAGGAAATACCTCTTACAGTAAATATAAACCCTTCTACTGAAACTACTCCTAATAAAGCAGGAAGATATATTATATTTGATAATAAATCAAATCAATCTGTTGTTGCTCAAGCAAAAGAGCAAGTAGTACAAACTAAAAAAGAAAATATTCAACAACCTGTAGTTAAAATAGATGAAAATACTCAATTTGATGAAACTATTTTACCTGTTCAAGATTTTACAAAATTAGAACCTAATAAGTTCTACAGAATGAAGTATGTTAGTAATGGGGAAGAAAAAACAGTAGATTTTACAATAAGTGATAAAAAATTTGTTACTGTTATTTCATCTAATTTAGCTGTAGATTTTAAAACAATTGCTAGTAATATACATGAAAGAGTTACAGGTAAAACAGCAAAATCAAATACTACTGTATTATATGAATTATCCCCACTAAAACAAACTCAATCATTTGAACCAATTACTTCATTACCTACTTCCAATGAATGGGCTTCTGTAACAAGTACTACTCCTGTAGAACCTATTAAAGAGGTTATAGGGGGTGTTGAACATATAACAAACTTAGATGAAATCCTAGGATTATTTGCACCTGCTGAACAAGTTAGTAAAGATAAAGATGTACATTTTAGACAAGCTGTTAAAACAAAATACAAGTTAGAAAATCTAAAAGCTGCTAAAGAATGGTTTGAAGAAAGATTCCCTCAAATAGAATTTAGATTAGTTTTTGGGTTAATTGATGGAAAAGCATGGGGTAGATTAAAAGATAAAATAGTTACACTTTCTGATGTAGCAGAAGAAGGAACAATTTACCATGAAGCTTTTGAAGTTGTTCATAAATATATGTTAAAACCTATCCAATTAAATAACTTATATAAAGAGTTTAAAAATAGAAAAGGTTCTTTTATAGATTATGAAACAGGTAAAACAGTAGAATATTCAAAAGCTACTAATTACCAAATTAAAGAACAGTTAGCTGAAGAATACAGAGAATATGTATTAACAGGTAAGAAATGGGATGGTCAATATCATAAAAATTCACTATACAGAAAATTATTAGATTTTGTTAATTTTATTTTAAATGGGTTTAAAAATCCTGAATCTATCCAAGAAGTATTTGATAAAATATCAAATGGGGCTTATAAAGATTTTGCATTACCTGTAGAAACTCAAAACCTACAATCTGAATATAAATTATCAGATATAAAGAAAACTAATCCTGTTTTCTTTAATGATGTAATGAAATCAATGACAAACTTAATGTTTGAGGTATTACAATCACAAAATAAATCTATTCCCGAAATACTTTTAAATAAGTATAATATTGAAGCAGAACAAGCTTTAATAAAAAACAAAATAGATAGTTTTTATGGAGGAATTGCTGCAATAACAATAGCTGAAAAATTCAGTAGAGATTCTTTTGTAAGTACTTTTAAAAATGATAATAATTTTAAATCGCTAGAAAGTACATTACTGCAATCTTGTCCTGTTTTATATAGTAATTTACAAAACTATGCAAAAGATAAAATTCTATCTCAAGATGAATATCTTGAAAAACTTTATGATTTATTTAATAATTATAAATATATAAATGATAATTGGGAGGAAATTAAAAAAGCCCATAGAGATTATTTAGCTAAATATTCTATTGAATTTAAAGCAGAAGAAAATGAATCTACAGAAGAAATAGATAGTAATGAAAATAAAGACCAAACTGATTATTTAAAAGATGTTCTAAAATTAAGCAGAAAAGTTAATGCTAATACAGAAATAAAACTCTTAATAGCAACATTAAGAGAAATGGAGTTTGTAAAATCAGATAAACCATATTTTGTACATGATGATACTAAAAATAAAAAATCTGTACTAAATACATTAATGATGTCTAATTTAGTAGACTATAATAAAACAATAGTTTCACTACTTTACAAATTATCTCCTGCTACTACATTTAATGAAATGATAGATTTATTAAAACAGGAAGCTGTGTATAATCCATCATTAGACCAATTATTAGATAAATTAAAAATTAACACCCCTACTAATCAATTAACTGAATTTGATGTAGATTTGAGAAATAAATTCTTTACATCTTTAAATAATATGGCTGTCAAGTATAAAAAATTAATACTTGACCCACAAACTAAATTGGGTTTACCTGTAGATTTGAATGAAGAAAATGCATTTAATATAGTTAAAACAAAATGGTTTAATGCTACAAGAGCTAATAATAAATTATTTAAAGTAAATAAAGAAGGTAAGTTTACTATTAATAAATCAGCACTTCCTGTAGACACAATAAGAACTTTAGATGATGTTATTTCATTTCTGAATTCATTAGGATATGAATATAATATAGATTTAAATAGATTAAACTCTGATGAAAAAGAACAACTATTAAAATCAGCTTTAAATCTATTTAAAGTACTTACTACCAATGACCCTGAATTAATCATGTATAATTCACCATTGGTTAGAGAAAATTTAAATAATTTAGCTGAATTGTATTTAAAATACACAGATAATTATATAGAACCTCAACATTTAAATATTGAAAGAGAACCAGTTCAAAATATTATTTTACATAATTTTATTGGTTCAATAGCTAAAACTTTTAATATTTCTAAAACTTTTGAAGATTTTATTACTAGAATACCGCAATTAAATCCAAATTCAAAAAATAACACTTGGTTATCTTTTTCTCAAGTGTTATCACCTAATTCAGAATTTTTTAAAGATGGTAAAAGAACTAAAAAACTATCTATTGAAATTATAGAAGGTTCTGAAACAAGAGAAAGTGGTAAAGGTATTCCTACTTCTAAATTATCTATTGTAGATAGAATAGCACAAGAATTTGCATTTAACTTACAAGGATTATACTATATACTTACTCCTGCCGATACTAAAACTGAATGGGGTATAAATTTTGGACATTTTGTAACACAATCTCAATCAAAAGATAATACTTATATAGTAAACCTATTTAAGAAATATTTAGAATGTGAAATATTAACAGTACAACAAGGTAATCCTGAAAAATTACAGAATGTTGAAAAAGTTAAAAATAAACTTAGATTTTTTCACGACATTTTAGAAAATGTTGATTTAGATTTAACTAAAACTCCATCAGAAGCTATAGCTGAAAAAGAAAAAGAAGTAACTAAAGCTATATTAGATTGGATAGACAGTAATGTAATAAGCACTTATGATTCCTTTACTAAAGATGGTATTATTATTCCATTTGTTAAAGGACAAGAGGAAGAATTAAGTTACAGTCCAATTGAAGAAACAGATTCTACTAATAAATTATCTATTTTATTTGCACCACCTTCTTATATAAAAGAAGGTTTAACAGAACAAGAAGTAAAAGATTTAATTAGATTTAATAATTTAAATTATACATTTAATATCTTTGAACAACATAAATTGTTTTGGGGAGACCCTGCTCAATGGAAGGATATTACTAAAAGGGTAAAATCATTTACATCAGGAAGAAATCTTTCTGTAAATTCTGCTTCTTACTTCAATGATTTTTATAATGTAAAAGATAATGTATTATCTTATATAAATGAAGAAGGTATACCTGTAACTATAGAATTAGAGCCAGGTGATTTTGGTCATGTTTATTACGATGATACTATTAAAACTGTAACTTATGAGGATGTTACTACTGTAAATTCTTCACTAGAAGGTTATGATAATACAAATGAAGCTGATGCTCAAGGACATAGTTTCCCATTAGGAACAAGAGAAATAAAAAGAAGGTCAACTACATGGTCACAAGCTGACCAAGAACAATTTGAATGGGATAATGCTTTATGTAGAAAAGATAATAATTTATATCCTACAGGAGAAAGAGGTAGAAAATTAAGAGAGTATGATAATTACATAATCTCTAAAGGTAACCCTTTCCTAGAAAAAGCTAAAAATAAACAAGAACTTCCTGTAAATAATGTATTAAAACCAATTTATACAGGATTTAAAGATGGTCAAACTGCAACTATGAATCTTGATAAACTTTCATTAGCTCCTTTAACATGGAGATTAGTAAAAGGTACACAAGCAGAACAATTCTATTTAGAACATTTTAAAAAAGGTACTACTTATATTAAATTTGAATCAGCTAATAAAGTTGGTACTACTAAACCTACACCTTTATATACAAAAGAAGGTAAAATAAATACTAAATTTGAACATGAAAAGTTAGATTTTAAATATTTTGGTATTCAAGTAGAAACAATAACCCAAAAAACTAAAACTACACTAGGTACTCAGCTTACTAAGCTAATTACTATGAACGTAGATAAAATCAAAAATAAGTTATTAGTAAATAATAATTCAAGATTTTTATCTGCTTTAAAAACAATGTCTAAAGAATCTATTTTTAAAGAGTTTGGAATTAAAGAATCTACAGTAAATGGTAAAAAAGTATTAGAATTTGAAAACTTTGAAACTATTGAAAAACTTATCCAAAAAGAATTAAATAATAGAGATGCTACTGAAAATCTAAAAGATGCTTTAAAAGTTAATCCTCTAACAGGTAAATTTTACCTTAAATGGGATTTAGTAATAGGTTCTGAAAAATTAGAATCAATTATTACATCTATTATAGATAATAATATTTTAAGACCTAAAATGTTTGGTGGACAAATGCCACAAATAGCATCTACTTTATTTGAAAGAAATCCTAGAATAGTTAGTAAAATAGTTAATGGTAAACCTGTACTTACTTCTAATGAATTAAAATTCTATGAAGATAAGGATGGAAAAAGGTATTGTGAAGTATATTTACCATTTTATATGGAAAAATACATTAATAAAGGTATCGAGCTTCCAATTTCTGATATTCCAGAAGATTTAAGATTTGGAGTAGGTTTCCGTATTCCTACACAAAATACTAACTCTATTGAAAACTTTAAAATTAAAGGTTTTCTTCCTGTAGAATATGGTAATTCTATTGTAGTTCCTTCTGAAATTACTACAAAAGCAGGTAGTGACTTTGACATTGATAAATTAAATATTTACTTATATAATTATAAGATTAATCAAGATACAAATAAACCTGAAAAAATAAAATTTTTAGATGATTCTAACTCTACTGTAGAGCAGAGGTATAAAAATCTTCAAAAAGAGAAGAATTTTTATGAGTTTTTGTCTACTAAAAAAGGATATGAATATTATAAATCTAATTTAGATGTAGCATCATCTTCATTAATTAGCAATATATTTGGTGAAGATTTAGAAGATGATAGAATAGATATAACTAAAACTTATGATGAAAATCTAGAAATAGCCAAACAAAGAATGGAAGAAGAAATAAATCAAATCCCTTCATTTGATAAATTTAAAACTCTTCCTATTGAATTACAAAATTCAAGAGAAGCTGTTGAAAATGCTTATATAGATAATATTAGAAATATTTTAGAGCTTCCTGAAATGTTTAAATATTTAATTAAACCAAATTCAGCAGAAGAATTAAAACAACAAGCTAAAGAGATTAACTCTTTATATGGAGAAAATAAAGAAACTAAAAAATCTGACTACTATTTATCAAGATTAAACAATGCAAAAGATAGACATGCTTTCTTAGTAGGTAAAGATGCTGTAGGTATTGGTGCTTCACAACAAACACAGAATGCAATAGGTCAATTAGTTGATTTAGGATTTACAGAAGATAAAGAAAAGTTTAATCTAGATTTTCCTACAAATTCTGAAGATTTAGGAAATAACAAAATTAAATATAATTTGTCTAATAAAGTAGACACTGTAGGTAAAACTATATCTGATACAATTTCAATGTTTATTGATGCATTTGTGGATATTGCAAAAGACCCATACATTTTTGATTTAAATGGAAATCTTGATACTGCTTCTATTTATATCACAGGCATAAGAATGGGAATTCCTTTACCTCTTTTAACAAGATGGTTTAACCAACCAGTCATTAGAGAATATATTAAATTATACCAACAAAATAAATCTATTTCTACAGAATTAAGTGGAGCAAAACTTACGAAAAAAGAAATGATTGCTGAACTTACTTCTAATTTTAGACTAGGGGAAATTAAAGATAGAAATACTAATTTTACTGAAAAGGAATTGAATGAGTATATTAAAGAATATGTAAAAGATTCAAATAATACTTCTCAAGAATTTAAAGATGCTCAAGCTATTCTTTTAAAACAATTTATTCAATTACAAGACTTATCTTGGGATTTGTTTAGATTTGGACAAGCTATTAATATTGATACTTCTAGAACAGTTTCTTTTGAGTCTATTAGAATTAAAATGGCTAAAGTAAATGCAGCTTTAGAAGGTAGATTTGCTCCTTATGTAAAAGAAGTATATAAAGACCTATTTATTGGTGCTATTTATAATGCTAAATTAGAATTACTAGAATCAATAAAACCTTTATATCTTACAGAATCTACTCAAGCTAGAAATGTATTGAATCCAATTCTTAATAATATTTACAATTCTATTAAAAGACAGGATGTTCTTGAAGAAGAAGCTAGAAAATTAAGAAAGCATTTTGTTACATACTTATTACAAACAATTCCTATAAAAATAGGTAATCAACAACAACCTACTTATCTTACTTCTTATATTAATGAATTACTTTTATCAGATAAAAATATTGCAATAAGATTAAGAAATCTACAAAATGCACAAGAAGAGGGAATAACCCCTAGTAATTTTTTAACTAAAAATTTATTAGGTGTAATACCTTCATTTGTAAAAGGTAAACAAAAAACACACAATATCAGACCATTAAGAAAGATGTCTGATAAAATAGACAGTGATTTAGCTACTTCTGATTTTTTAAATTTAGCTAATCACCCTCAAACAGAAAATTTCTTATATGATTTAATAAGAACTTCTTTATTACAATCAGGTTTAAATCAAGACCCATTTTCTATTTCTCAATTAATACCTAATGATATTTTCCAAGATATAGCTAATCAAGTAAATGCTTATTTTGAAAATTCTGATATTGATAAATTATTAGAAGGTTTTGTAAATTCTTATTATCAAAACCAATGGTATAATCAAGATTTAATCCCTAAAGCAACTTTAAAGAAAACTACTATAGATAAAAATACAGGTAGACAAAAAGATAGATTAGTTCAATGGATTCCTTCTCAATCTGGTTATAAACCATTTTTAGAGTATTTTGTTGAATCTGATACATCGGAAGCTCCTATGTTTTCAAGAGAAGCTAAGAATCCTTATCTGCTTGTTAAAACGCTTAAAAAAGATGTAGATGGAATTTCAAACTTACACACTTCTTATGAGAGAGAACAAATGGCTAAAAAAGGAGATTATTCTTTCTTAGAAACAACTTTGTATAAAAGATTTGAAATAAAAAATCCACAAACAGGTAAAATGGATATTCCATTAGCTAAAAAACATTATTTTAAAAATAGAGATACAGGACTAGATGTTTATGGATATATTATTTTATTCTACCCTGTAGATGCTTATGGAGAAAGATTTAATTTAGTAGAACATTATTCTGATAATCAACCTTCTAAAATAAATGAAAATCAAAAACTTATAAAGAACCCAGCTAAATTATATGATTTTCTCAAAGAACAGGGTAAAATGTCAGATAGATTTGTTTTTCAACATATTTTTCCTAACTTGCAACAAGATAATGAGGATTTTATATCCATACTAGATAAAACTTTAAATAATGATATTGTAAATCAAGAACAATTAATGGTAGAAAAAACCAAAGAAACACCTACAATAAAAGAAGGAGTAATTGAAATTTTTAACGAAACTCCTGAATTAGCTAATGCTGTATACTCAAAGTTATTAACTAATTCTGGTATTTCTGCTGAAAATTTATTATCTTTGCTATTGAAAGATAACTTAATAGAAAAACAATGTCCATAAGCGGTATATATAAAATAACAAATATAATAACTCAAGATAGTTATATTGGTTCTTCTATTAATATAAGACAAAGAAGAAATAAACATTTTTGTGATTTAAATCTTAATAAACATTTTCCTTTACATTTACAAAGGTCTTATAATAAATACGGTAAACAAAATTTTAGTTTTGAACTACTTGCTAAAGCCCCAAAAGAATATCTAATAAAATTAGAACAATGGTTTTTAGACAAATTAAAACCAACTTTTAATAAAAGAAATATTGCAGAAAGTAACTTAGGGGTAGTTTTTACAGAAGAACATAAAAGAAAAATAGGAGAAGCAAATAAAAAGAGGATTATATCAAATGAACAAAAATTAAAAATGAGTAATTCTTTAAAAGGTAGAAAACTTTCTAAAGAACATGTAAGTAAGATGTCTTTTAATAGAAAAGGAGAAAAGAACCCATCTGCTAAATTAAATTGGGATAAAGTAGATAAAATTAGAAGTTCTAATTTAACAGTAAAAGAGCTTTCTAATCAATATCAAGTTTCTCAAATGACAATTTACAAAATATTAAACAATA